GGCGGCGAACCGGAATACGTCATCCCAGCCAGCAAAATGACCGCCGCCATGTCCCGCTACTCGCGTGGCGCCCGTGGCTCCAGTGTTATCCCAAGCAGCGGCGAAGGTGGCGACAGCATGGGCGGCACTGCCACAATGGGTCCAGCAACGATTGACGTTCGCTATAGCGTGGAACGCATCAACAACGTGGACTACGTGACCGCCGACCAATTCCAAGCTGGTATGCAGGAAGCCGCAGCGAAGGGCGCCGCCGAAGGTCAGCGTCAAACATTACGCCGTCTGCAGCAATCACCTGGCACCCGCCGGAGGATTGGCGTATGAGCACCACGCTTGCTATCGGCAACTACTTAATCCTGAACAACACCTACCGATACCAGAACTTTTACATCAACCAAACTGCCACCTACGGCGGTCAAACGTACAGCTTTTTGCCGTTTGGTTTTTCCGGCGTTAGCGTCAACCGCAGCGGCGACAACACAGACGCATCGCTCATTTTTCCAAGCAATCAACTTGCCCGCTCTTGGGGCATCGAAGCTTTAGAGAACCGCTGGCTTGCCACGGTCTACGTCTTGGCACTTAACCCCGATTCCAACAGCGGCGGCACACTGATGCACAGCTACACAGGGGCTGTTGCTAGCGGTCAATGGGATGAAACCACTCTGACCTTGACGTTGAACACGGTGTTGGACGCGGTTGGCTCTGATGTGCCGATGCGCCGCATTTCGCAGGTGTTGGTTGGGGCGTTACCGACTAGCAGCAATGTCCGACTTCGCTGAGCTGATCGGCTATCGCTTTCGGCTTGGTGCAGATGGTACAGACGGAGAAATCGACTGCATCCATCTGGTTTACACAGTGCTGAAAGGGCTTGGTATCCCAACGCCGCCGTTCAATCCCGCGTGGTACACAGCAACAAAACGCCAGATCGCAAGGGATCTCCTGACTTGGGGCGACCGTATTGACCGAGCTGAGTACGATGGTGACGTACTGCTAATGAAGCAGGACACACAAGCCTTTGCAGTCACATGGCAGACCGGGATTTTGTACATCAACACCGACCTGAAAAAGGTGGCTTGGTGCCCGGCGTCGTGTGCTACGAATTACCACTGCTTCCGTTCGAAAGGCAGCTAATTGAAATTGCTGGAATTAGTGAGGAAGAGTATCGAGAATTTGCGGCTGAAGTAGCACGGCGCGGATCACTGCGTCCTGCTGAATATGCCCATATTCCTGAAATTTCAAACACAGGCGTAGAAATTCTTGCAGTCGTCAGTCTTGTCATCGGTCTTGCTTCAACTGCGGTTAGTTACTTTTTAACGCCAAAACCCCAAATGCCGAGGGCGCAAGCGCAAGATCCAACACGCCAGCGCAGATTATCCAATATCACTGGTGCTAGCCGTTTTGCGCCAACAAGCGGATTTGATTCGCTAGCTGAACTGTCTAGCTACGCAGACGCTGTGCCGATCATTTTTGGTCGCTATACAGGTGCTACCGGTGGCATGTTGATTACACCGAAGATGGTGTGGTCGCGTGCCTTTAGCTATGGCACAACGCAGGCAATCAAACAGCTTTACATCATTGGCGAACAAGGTGTTGGTACAGCGGGAATTGATCGCCCTGATCTGACTGGCATCTTTCTAGGCAGCACACCTTTGGACGCAGCATATGCGCACTTGTATGCCTTTTACTGGCGCAGTGGTACGTTTAACGGTACATCGCGCATTAAATTCGTCAATTTTAGGTACGGTTCTAGAGGAACGCTTGACTCTGGCGATCCAGAAACTGTAGATGATGTTTTTGTTGCTCCAACACGTGAAAGCCTGACCGACACCGCTTTTTGCCAAGCCTATACGCCTTCATCGAATACGCAATTTGGCGTTTATTCGCCTATTTATAACGGCACTGATTATCGAGTTAATTTTAAGCTTCATCCCGCCATTGAGACCGGTTCCGAGGATGACGACATTAAGCCAGTCATACTGGAGCAAATTAAAGTCACTGGCGATTATGACCTAAAAGGTTCGACAAACGACTGGGAAGCAAGAGTACGCAACCAAGGGCAAAAGGGTTCCGGCCGTGCCTACAGCCGCCGCATGGGGATCGTTTCTTTGCGGCGTGACGGCACGGTTTATAGAGCTACTGGCAGCACTAAGTTCATTGAAGTGCAGGCAGCCGTTGGGGATAAATGCGTGTTTCGTATTGAGCCTGATCGCCTTAGGAAAGACCTTTATTACTCGGAACGCAACGATAATGATGGGTACAAACTTAAAAACGTCAAGGTAGACGACATCAACAGCGAAATAGATTCACAAGCAATCTCCGCTGATTCGCAACTGCAGCTAGGTGAAACAGTCCAAATCGGTTTCACTGTTTGGAAGGTTATTGCGCGCAAGCAACCCATATGGATGCCTCGCAAAAACATGAAGCAAAACATAACTCTGCGTTGTATTGATGTTCTTGGCTCGCCAGGCAACAGCCGTAAGATCGGAATCCTTAATGAGTATTACCTTACGAATGGGGTAACTAGCGATCCAGACAAAAAAGAAGGAAGTACATCCATTATTCCAATCTCCTTTTATCCGTTGATGCGCACCCAAATCGGCTTGGTGCGTAACACGCGAGTATGTGACTGCACAGAAATCGGCTTCAAAAGTCGTGTCTTCAACTACGCCAACGGTTTGTGCAATTTCAGCAATCTGCCAAACCCAAATGATTTTGTGCGCCTGCAGAAGAAAAAAATTATTACGCAAAACGGTCAGATGACCCAGTATTTCCAGCGCACGTCTGTGTTCGCTGTACAAGTACGTCCTGCAGAGCTAGACGCCAACGGCAACGAATACGCATGGTCTTTGATGGGCGCCAGCTTCTGTATCACGGGTGATCAGCCGATTGACTTGTATAACTTCCTGCGTTTTGAGCACCCCAGCTTTGGTGCATTCGTTGCAAAACAATGGGAGTTTCGTTTTGTGCCCCGTTCTGGCGCAAACACTATTAGGCATATGGGTGTCGGTGATATTTTTTGGCAACTGGACCAGCGGTATTTAACTGATCCTGGAGCACTGCTAGCCAAAACGGTGTCGACGGCATATGGCACTTTCAAGATTTACGGCGTCGGCAAACAGCGCGATGTAACCGAACTGGAGTTGAATCTTGAAATGACGCAAAATGGCGAGATCACAGAAACTCCCGTTACCTATGCCTTGCCCAATGGCGGCAGTATTGCTGCTTGGACACCAGAAAATTATCAAAACGATCTGACAATTCAGAAGCGTTTACGTCAAGCTTTCCTTTGGGAACAGTTTGGTCCGTATTACAGAAGTGGCGGTGGCAACTACGATTTGGGGCAAACAGCAACACGAACACGCACCTATACGGTCGGTTCAAAAACGATTAGTGTTACGTGGTCAGCCACGCTAATTACAAACAACGCAGGCTTTTTGCCGGCTTATTTATTTGGTCGAATCTGGAGCGAGCTAGGCATCACGGTTAATGCTGCTGGATCCACGGGTTCTTGGACAACCAACGAAACTTTTGTTGCCGAACAAACTGCATCAGCCAATAATCCACTGCTGACAACTGGAGCTGTTCCGAATCTTGGCGGTCTTATTTTTGGTCCACGGGTGCGTATTGATTCGTTGCAAACAGTATTGATTCCTGCTGGCCTTAATGCAGACAGAATTTTCGAGGATAAGTCCCAACTGGCTGACGTGAGTTTTTACAGCGATCTGTTGCAGAAAAGCAATAACGACGCACCCGAGCATGAAATTGTTTACGTCAACGAAATTGTCGATAACCCGACAACGCCCCAGTACACCAACATGGTGATGATGGGCTTGGCATTAAAGGCGTCCAAAACATACGCCCAGTTGGATCAAGTTCGCATCTGGAAAGACGATGGTATCCCGGTGCAACGTTTTCATCCCGATGAAGCCGGCACAACTGGGGCAAGCAACCTGCTGTGTGACCTGATTTATTACCTACTAACCGATAAAACTGCTGGCGCCGGCAATCTTATTTCTGCGAGTCAGATCAACACTGCCGATTTTGCTGCTGTCGCCCGCTTCCTGCGCACAAACAAACTGTTCTTTGATGGCGCCATTACAGATCCAACCAATATCCGTGATTTCATCACGAGTACTGCACCATTCTTCCTGTGCAACTTTGTGATTCGTGATGGTCTATTTAGCTTGGTGCCAGCACTGCCTACAACCGTTAGCGGCACTATCAGCACTGCGGCGATACCTATTAACGCGATCTTTACCGGCGGCAACATTATTGAAGATACGTTCTCGATTGAATACCTCAACAGCGAGGAGCGCAATGATATTCAAGCAATGATGCGTTATCGGGAAGGCGCCAAAAACCAACTGCCTGTTGAGCGCACTTTGAATGTTCGCTGGAATGCAACAGGGGCAACCGAAAATCGGATTGAAACCTTCGATATGACGCAGTACTGCACCAGCCGCGATCATGCGTTACTGGCAGCAAAGTACATCTTGTCGATTCGCAAGCGCGTCACACATTCCGTTCGATTCAAGACCACACCACAAGGCTTGAGCTTGGCACCTGGCTCGTATATCCGTGTCGTTACCCAAGCCAGTCCCTACAGCGGAGTCAATAACGGCGTCGTCTCCGAAACAGGTGTGATCACGTCAGCAACACCTTTGGCTAACGGCAGCTACTCAGTGTTGTATTACAAGCCGCCATCCGAAGCGCCCGTCTCTGGCACCTTGACCGTAAGCAATGGTGCGACAACTCAATCAGCGTTGTACGGCTCCGTCTTTACCATCGTCAACGCATCAACCGCGACCAACACCTACATCGTGGAACAGCTAACGCTTGACGGCGAAGGTTTGGTTGAAATTGTGGCGAGTCATTTCCCAACAGACAGCAGCTACCGTAGTGTTATCGCTTCAGATCTGGTGTCCACCAGCGCCTTTGTAGTGGAGGGTTAACGATGCCATTTCCGAACCTCAAGCCCTCATCTCGTTCGTTTGATGCTGGTGATTATCCGCTGAAGACGTTTCGCAGTCAGTCCGGCGTTGAATCCCGAATCCTTTACGGCAGCCGGCGCACTGGAGCGCAACTGTCATTGAGCTTCGAAAACATAAGCGATGCAGACGCCAACGCATTTGTAACTCATTACGAAGAGACAAAGGGCACATACGCCACCTTCAACCTTGCCGGCAACACAACATCCGGCTGGACTGCTGGCACGATCAATGCTGGCACTGGCAACAACTGGCGTTACTCGGGACCGCCGGAAATTTCCAGCGTGCGTCCTGGGCGCAGCAGCGTAACGGTCAAACTTGTTGCGGTTCTCTAAACTAGAACAAGGAGGCTGACTCATGGCTAAGGCATATTCCGGTCGGGACGGTCAGCTACTGATCGACGGCACCACCCAAATCAAAGTCACCAACTGGAGCGTCCAAGCCGACGCCGAAATGTTGGAGACGACCACACTTGGCGATAATCAGCGCAGTTATACGCCGGGCGTCCAAGGCTTCAGCGGTTCAGCCACATTGCTGTACTACAAAGATGACACTGGCCGCAACGACGCGGCAACACTTCTGAAAAAAGTGATCAAAACCGCTGGAGTTAGCAGCACAGACACAGTTGATTTGCGCCTTCGTTTTGTCGATGGCACCGTAACCAACGATATTCGGATGACCGCTTACATCACTGGGGTCAGTACCAGCGCTGGTGTCGGCGAAGTTAGCAGTGCTCAAATTAACTTCCAAGCGACTGGTCCGTTAACAACGGTGACAATCTGATGGGAGTTTATCTGGGCTATACGGGCAGTATCGAGCTGCAGCGCCAAGGAATTGAAGCGCCACTGACTTCAGTTGTAAATCCCTCTGACGTTAATGCGGTTAAAAACCGTTTCAGCTTTGACTTCAAAGAAGGGTATTTATTGACCGGCGACCGTATCCAGATCGCAACCACAGACGGCACAACACTGGACTTTGTTGCGGCAAGCGGCTGGAGCAATTCGACCGTTCAAACCGCAGGTTCGTGGTACATCCACGTTGATGAACTAAACGGTATTACGCTGCACGATTCATTTGATGACGCACTTAAAAACACCAACAAGATTGATCTTGTAACGATTGCCCGCGATATTCCCATTAGCGTTTCGATGGATAGCCCAGTGGCGCGTGTGCTGGGCGATGTTGTCAGCTACGAGCTAAACACAAACCGCGAAACGGTAGACATTACAGCACTCAGCGAAGCTTACCGTTCTCAATACAGCAGCCTTATCACAGGCAGCGGCAGCCTTACGGCTATTTGGGATTACGAAAACAACAAAGAATACGAGACTGTTAACTATTTGATGCAGTTAGTTTTACGCACGGAAATCGGTTCATCGTTTAGCGGCAAGTTTTACATCAAATCGCCGGACACGGGCTCGATGACTGGAACTCAATTCCGCCAGTTGAACGATTCCTTGTGGTGGGAGTTTGACGCCATTGTGACTGGCTCGGGCGTCGCCTTTACCCCCGAAGACCGCATTCAAGCCACTATCGACTTCGTAGCCACGGGTCCAATTCGGCTTCGCGCCCAGACCATCACGGCCAGCTATCTAGTTCAGGAGAGCGGCGATAGAATCAAGCTTGAGCAAGATCCTAGTTCTTACTTGCTGCTGGAGGATCAGGAGTAACCCATGAGCGACCTGAGAATCAGTGAACTCCCGCAGCTAATAGGCGCGAACCTTGCTGGCGGCGACTTTTTCGCGCTTGCAGACGTAAGCGCCAGCGAAACCAAGAAGATCACAGTTACGGACGCCATCGGTTACGGCGTCACCCTGATTGCAGACGCCACCATCCCCGGCGCCAAAATCCTTTTCAGTGCCGGCACTATTCCCGGTTCATCCCTTTCCAACGGTGCTGTTGATACGGCGCAACTGGCTGATGATGGCGTTACGGCAGCCAAGCTTGCCAACGAGTCCACCGTTGATCTGGTCACCAGCCTTCCGGTCAGCGGCGCCTATACCGGCCAACTGGCACTCGATACTGACGATCTGAAGGTTTACTGCTGGGACGGCAGCACTTGGCAAAGCATCAAAGCGGCTGGCTCGATCAACACCGTTAACGGCGACACCAGCGGCACGATCAATATCGGCATTACCACCAGTGGCGATACGGTCACCATTGCGGCAACGCTGGATAACACTGCCAACGCAAACGAATTTCTGGCTGGTCCCACCAACGCCGGTGGCGCTGTCGGCTATCGCGTCATTGATCCGACTGACCTACCTACGGCAACAACCACTGCCAAAGGCGCCGTTCAGGTTAACGGCGAAGGCCTGCGGATGGACGGTAACGTCATCGAGATCAACAACGATGTTGCCGCTAGCCCCACTGACGCCAAGGTTGTCACGTATGACGCCAAGGGTCTAGTTACAGGCGGTCGCGCCATTATCAATACCGACCTGCCTATCGCCACGTTGGGCGGCAATGGTGCTGTTCAGCCTGGCACGGGTCTTTCGGTTACCGGTGCTGGCGTACTAAACCACAGCAATGTGGTCACTGGCGCTACCGCAAGCAAAGTCACCTTTGATGCTCAAGGGCACATCACTGGCAGCGAACTTTTAGCGGAAGCGGACATCCCTGATCTTCCGGCAAGCAAGATTACAACCGGCACATTTAACGCCGCTTTATTTGCCACTAATTCGCTCACTGGCGCAAAGCTTGCTGATTCCTCTGTTGTTCAGTTTGGCGGCTCTGGATCAACGGCCGGCATCGTTACTTTCCCGACTGCCGAATACAAAGGTCAGTATTTCTACGATGAATTAAATGGCGACTTGTATTTGTGGAACGGCAACTCATGGACGCCGATCACGATTACTGCCGGTGAGCTGATTTACGCCGGTACTTACGACGCCAGCACAAACACCGTTGAAAGCGTTACTGCTGCTGGTGCCGCCGCTGGTCTTGTTGTTTCCGCCGCATTACCAGCCGCTTCAGCAGACAACCTGCGGTATTACGTCGTTATTTCCCAAAGCGGCACTGGCACTAGCCCTGCACCTGCTGTTTTATTGGCACCGCCAGACATGCTGGTTTCGGGCGGCACAAGCTGGGAACTAATTGACGTTTCAAGCGGTATTGGTTCGCAGATTGCCAGCAACGTAAGTTTTACGCCTTACGGCGGGATTGGAGCTACCAATGTCCAAACTGCGTTGCAGGAACTGGATGATGACAAGCTACGCAAAGACGGCGGCACGATTACCGGCGTCCTTGAAATTGGATCTACTGGTTCGATTGTTTTTGAAGGCAGCACCGCTGATGCGAATGAAACAACCATTGCCATTACGGATCCGACTGCTGATCGCACCGTCACAATCCCAAACCAGAGTGGCAACTTCCTGATCAGCGGTAACGCCAGCATCGTTAATGCCGACATCAGCGCCAGCGCCGAGATCGCCGTCAGCAAGTTGGCTGATGGTTCTGCGCGTCAACTGCTGCAGACCGATGCTGCTGGCACTGGTGTTGAGTGGACTGACAACGTGGATATCCCTGGAACGTTGGACGTGACTGGTACTGCCACCTTTGATGGCACGGTCAGCATCAACGAAGGCACCTACTGACGCATAAACTGGATAGGTAATTTCCGGCCTTTTGGGGCGTTAAGGAATGTCTATCCAGCATCTGCGTAGTAGCACCGCAAATAAGCGCCCCACGCCTGCAGCAATGGCTGATGGGCAGGTCGCGGTCAATACCGAAGCAACAAGTCCCGGACTGTTTTTCAAAAACGCCAGCGGTGATCTGGTGAAGGTTGGTCCGGTGCATGTTGGTACCACGGCACCAAACGCAAGCCCTGCAAGCGGCGGTCAAACGGGTAACACGCTGGGTGAACAGTGGCTGGATACAACCGGCGGCACCTATGTGTTCAAGGTGTGGGACGG